CCTGCATTTACCATAGAACCAACGACAGTTTCTCCAACTTCAAAGGTTCCTGAAGTCATTGAAATCTCAAGTAACTTAGGAGTACAGAACTTGGTTACGTTAGCGTTGTCAAAGAATGCATACAATTTCGTCAGAGGTTTGAGTTTCTTCGCTTCAAATTTAATATTTCTAGATCTCATATAAGGAACGACATTCCTACTTACAACTCTATCTCCAACAGAAGTTCTATCAAATTGTTCTGTAACAATAGTTCTATTGCCAGTTCTGGACATGACTCCAGTGTCTCTTACCTCTCTAAAGGTATCTTCAACAACATCAGCATTAACTTGTCTTGTCCAAGACCTAAATACGTTGCTACCACCAGGGCCTTGCACATTAACACTTCTTGCTGGGTTGTTTGTTCTGGTTCTTGTAGTCTCAACTACGTCTCTACCAGTCCAGTTGGTTTCCCAAGCATTCCAAATAGTAGGAGCAAATCCAGTCTGAGGATCAACACCCTGCTCTTCAACTGCCTTTGCCATGACATTCTCATAATCGCCTTCCACATCAATGATTTTGGCCTCAAGTCTTACAGTATCTACCCAAGTGTCAGACGCTGGAGTCAGTTCAAGGGTTCCTTGCCAAAAACTTACCAAGAAAGGAGTTACGCTTTCAGTTCTAGTAGCAAATGATTGCTTTAACCACTCAACATCGGCATAATCAAGAGTTATAATATCATTAGTTTTTCTAATGTTGACACCCTCAGGTTGCTCAATTGATAAGTCGGCAGATGCATCAACATTTACAACAGGACCTTGAATAAGATCAATAGCGTTTGTATAATGTTGAGGTCTTAAAACTTTAAATTCACTGTCTAAACTATTCTTGAATGGAATAGTTTCATCTTGTGCATTTAAAGAAGTAAAATTATCTACAAAGAAACCGGATTTAAATCTGTTAAGACCTTCTCCATCAGGAATGAAAAAGTTTGCAGTATTTGTTTCTAATAATGAAAGTGCAGTATAGTATTCTAAACTCCTAATTCTATCCTCCAATTTTTTGATATCACGCATTTGATATCTTTTGTGTTGAAGGAAGTCCAGTTTTACTTGAGACGTATTATAAAGATATGGTGGAATTGTTAAAGTTGCTACTTCGATAGCATCATCAACTGCAAGAGGCCTTTCTAAGTTTTCAGAAGGAGTTCCATATTGAACTTGGAATTTTCCACTTTGAGTTAAGAAAATTCTATCAACTCTTGGTAGATAATATGCAAAACTTACATCAAAGGAATCATCAGAAGACAAGACACTAGATGAATTACCCGCTTGATCGAAACTTCTTCCATAAAATTCAAATGGAGATCTGGCACCCTCAGTTACTGTGTAGTCGGAACTTTTTGGTCTAATATCAATAATATCAGTATTTCTGTACCCATCAATACTTCTAATATCTTTAACGTAATCAAAATCGGAATAAGAGTTTGTAGTTACAATATCACCAACATCTGATGCATCAAAGAATCCATTAGTGAAGTAAACTTTCAGTTGTCTAGTTGGTGCATCAATTTCATTTTTTCTAATAATAAAAGAATTGCCATAAAAAGATCCTCTTTGACCAGTACTAAACTTAAAGTCTTTTGATCGATTAAAACTAGACTCATTTACAACAGAAACTATTCCATCAATATTTGTTTCTTCAAATATTATAGTTTCCCCTTCAATCAAAGCACTAGTATTTTTTGAAATGTATGAAATTTTACTATCTGTTAAAATTTCTGCGACCACTCCAATAGAACCACTAGTTACTCCCTTAAACCTTTCTCCAATAAGCAAATCACTAGTCTTTCCTTCTGGTCCAGAAAGAGAAGCTAAAATTACTGTTGGGGCAGATGCTTGAGAAGTATCTGAAGATTCATATATCGCTTGAACACTAATAACATCGCTAACGTTAAGAGTAATTCTGTTATCCTGAACTCTTGTTCCATATGCATAATTTCCATATGTAAGTCCATCATTCAATGTCGTTGCCCCAAGGCCAGATTGCACTAACTCGGATTTATCTATTACAACAGAATTAACTCTATTCTTTCTCTTCTTCTTAGCAACGGGTTTAATCTTTTTGACTGTATAGATTAACTGCGCTCCGGTATCATTTGCGCCAAGATTGAAAATTTGAAGTTCTCTTGCGCCATCTGCAAATCCAAATTTGTCAGAAGTCAAAATTTCAGTTGATCCATCAGATCTAATCAGAGAATATCTCTCTTCGTCAAATGGTAAGAAAGTTTCATTTGTTCCAGAAAATACAGAGGCAGATAATTGACCACCATTAATATTGACAGTTGCATATTTTCTAAGAGTAATAAATGAATCGTTAAGAGTAACAGATTCGATATTATCTTTTGGAAGAGAAGTAAATAGAGTGCTATCGCTAGACGTTGATAATTTTGTAGAAAGAAGTTTTAAATCGGTAACTTCAATTTTAGATCCAGTTTCTGGAAGTCTTCCTTGACAAACACCAGTAACTGTAGTTACTCCTGATACAACAACACTTTCAGTATTGACTGTTTTGACCGTGGCAAATACTGGGTCGGTAAAACTTTGTGCGGTATCTGTGCTTGTGTAACTGATTAGATCCCCAACACTGATTACACCAGGAAACTGTGGATTTGTTGAGATAATTGTGCTTTCGCCACTAGAATTTACTGCAGTTATAGTGGCTATTCCAATTTTGGACTGTGTTGATGGAATAGTATCTGCCGCAAAAGTAGTTCCTACACCAACTTTTCCATATACAGATTGAATATCAGAAATTCCAAATGCAGTAATTGCTGTAGCAACTCTACCGTTATCCAATCCATCAAATTCAAATCCTTCAAATTTTATAAATTCTCCAGAGGTTTCATATAATTCAATAACATTAGTGTTAGACACACTATTTTTTAAGAAACCAGTTGATCCACTATTTGTGCCTTTTACAAATGTTGGAGTTGTCAGAGTTACATTTTCGTTTAAAGTAATCTTAGTGACTGTCTGCACATCATACAGTGATACATTCCATTCATTAATGTCACCGTTTGAAGTATTATAGGATCCAGACTCAAGTCTAAAATCATAAACTCTAGCTACACCAATCTCATTACCAGCAGGTTCTGTTTGAGCCGCTCCAACTGCTCCGCCAACAGAACCAACTCTTTCATCTCTCAAACTCAAAACATATGTGTTACCCACACCAACTAAAGGTGCTCCATATGATCTATTCAGTTTTAGAGTTGATCCAGTATTATAGAAAATAGATCTATTCTCTATTGTTTTAGTATCTCTTGGTTTTGGTGCATCAAGTAAAGTTGTTCCTACAGTTTCAATCTCATATCCCTTCACATATGCTTTTCCTGGAGAAATTTCATATAGTGCTAAATTATCAGATGGAACTGAACCACCTGGAGTAACTTGATCTTCTTGCAAGAGACCCCTATTACCCTCCCCATCGTTAAGAGATTCCTTGACAATAATATCAAAGGGTTTTACATAATAATTTCCAGATTCTTCATAAGTTCTTCTTGCAATCTCATTATTAATTACACTGTATTCTGAAGTAGTTCTTGTAGTTCTTAAAACTCCATTTTCTACAACTGCAAGTTCTACAAAATTCTCATCATTAAAATCTGTTAAAGATTTTTTAAAAAGGAAAACAGAAAGTCTTAGTCTATCTGCACCTGGAGCAGCATAGTTATTAAAACCTTGAGAGTTGTCAGTTAAACTTTCGTCTTGGTCTGAAGTGACAATCTCTTCATTAATATACAGACCAATTCTATATGAAGGGTTGTTATCATATTGATCGAGGATCAGAGTTTCATCTTCAACATTTACAAACTGACCTCTAATAAAGTAAACGCCATTAGAGATCGAGAATGAAGATCCAGTTGAAGTTGCATCTTCCGCAATTGTAGAAGCAAATGCCTCGCCAGAAGCAATAATTTCATTGCCCAACAAACCACTGACAATATTTCCCTCAGCTGAGAGAATTTCTCCATTTCCAAAAACTTGAGTTTCATTATTTTGGGTGTTTGATCCCAGATAATTCAAATAAAGAGTGGGATTTCCTCTCTCCGAATCCAAAGAAGTAATATAACTTTGAACAACTGCAGTGACACCAGAAGTTCTTCCAGTAATCTTAAGACCAATTAGTTGATCAAGATATGCATCTATAGGAACACCCTGATGTGTAACATTTAGTTCCAATGCAAAGTAGTTTTGGCTATATGCAGTATTACCTGGAATTACTTTTGCACCCTCTTTAAAAAAGTGCTGCCCAAACCTCTCAATCTGATTTTGTAGAATTGATTGGAGTGTTGTTAATTCTCTAGCCTGAACAGGATATCCAGGCTTAAACAGTACCCTATGGTAGTTGTCCGTGGGATCAAAATCATCATAATATGGGGCAACGTTGAGATTGGTGATTTGCGACATAATTCCTTAGAATTGTAATATAACCTTGATGTCTTCTTTTTGATTGGTTGATCTTGTCACAGATGGTCTATTGTCAACATAAATGATGTTTCCAGAGTATTTTGCAACCTCAGGGTTTGCAATTCCATTAGTAAATGATTGACCAAGGTAGAATGTTCTATTATTTATTACGGTTGATATACCCGTAAAAGTGCTATCAATTGTCAATCCTTCAGTAACTGATCCACCATTAATTGTTAAAGATCCAGTTCCAGTTGGCGATGCTGTAAAATCTGCTTGATCAAAACCATATTGTGGATTAGTAATTGCTACTCCAACCGTATTAAAACCAGATTGCGCTCTATCTTGCCATACTTTTAAAACTCCTGTGGCCTGATCATAACTCACAACTCTAGCAACAGCAGTAGTTCCTGTTGATACAGTTTGTGTAATAAAAGAGTCTGAATCATACGTAGCAGAACTATAACCAGCACCAGTCAATCTGAGTGCCATAACAGCACTCGCTTTATCTACACTCAACGGAGTATTTGTTCCAAAAGTATTTGGTTTTTCTACAATACCAATTCTTGCAATTTGATTGCCAGTGATAAAGTCTGGATTTTGAATATCATTTTCAAATCTAGAATAAAGAAGAATATTTTTTGTTCCAAGTTCTCTAAAAATATCTGCTCCATGGCCACCTTGGGGAGTACTAATTACTCCAAGAACTGGCATTGTAGAACCAGTAGGAACTCCTCCAGCAATTAAATCAACGTTTCCGTAAGTATATCCAGATCCTTGATTAGATACTATAACAGATTCAACTTGAGAATCTGCATTCATTGTAATTGTACACGTTGCACCTGTTCCATTTCCTTTAATGGGTACATTTGTGTAAACAGCGTTTGCTGTTCCTAATCCAACCCCTCTATTTTCAATGGTGACGATCTTAATGGATCCATCTACAGCATTATCTCTAACTGAGGAGTTAGTATCAGAGTCAGTCCAATCTGATGGTACTGGAATATAATTAGTAGAATCAAATTTAACAATGTCAGATGGACTGATTGTATAAAGATATTTCCAAATATATCCATCACCACTAGCACCAGCCGCTCTTGGTTCTAGATCAACAAAGGTTGGTTCATCTAGAGATGGAACTCCATTTGGAGTTTCTGGAGTTGTTCCATTCTGCAGACAGATATAAACTCTATAATCACTATTCATTACAAAATAAAATGAATTATAAAGATTAGTTGCACCAGAAACTTTTGCGGTATTGGATGTACTATAATCGTGGCGATACATATCATACGTATTGCCAGACTTCCAATTAATTTTTGGAACAACTAATTTGATATCACTGTTTGTGATTTTTTTCAATCCAATTACAGTTTCCCAAATTTCATTTTCATTATCAAAATTATCTATCGGGGCAGGGGGACTATTATCCCAATCTGACTGTAAGTCGGTGGCGTTTGGTAGACCAATAAAGGAATAATAAGAACTACCAGAAGTCGTCACGCCAGCAAGAAAGTTTCTTGCATTCAATATTCTAATTTGATCAGTAATTATTGCGGCCATTGTTTAGGGACTTTTTTACTTATTTATCACAAGTTAAACAACGTATTTAATGATCAGGATACCTTTTCCACCGTGACCTGAATTAGTAGATGCACCGTCTGCACCACCACCTCCACTGCCAGTGTAGTCAACTCCTGGAATTGCATCAACGGTATTTAATGCCCCAGCACCACCACCTCCAGTACCACCAGATGGAGTACTCGATGGATAACCACCACCACCTCCGCCACCGCCATAAAGGCCAGTTGAAGTTACCGCTGGTGACCAATAAGGAAGAACTTGTGTTGGAATTGCTGGTCCAATAATATCCGAAGCAAATTCTGGAAATGGTTGACCAGCACCACCATCTTTGACATCATTTGCAGCACCAGCTCCACCACCACCATCAGAGCGGCTAGCCCCAGTGGCGATGTCATTTCCATATGCGGAGAAAGCACTTGGATATCCTTTGCCTTGCTTTCTTTGTTTGAAACTTTCTATAGCAGAATAATAACTATTTCCACCACACGATCCCCCAGCACAACCATTCTGACCACCAATGCCATTGCCTGCACCACCTCCGCCACCACCAAATGCTCTTAAACCACCAGTTTGAATACCAACGCTAGATCTATAAGAAGTCGTAACACCCGAAGTAGCATAAATGAGGGTATCTCCACCTTTACCACCTCTATCCCCAGTCTGTCCAGCGGGATTAGCTAATTGACCAAAACCACCTTCACCGACAACTACTCTATATTCTTGACCACTACTAAAAGGTATGGGTTCACCCAGATCTGTAACTGCAATAGTGGTTCCAAATCCAACGTTCTGTCCATAGAGAATTTCTCCTGCTCCTCCACCACCTGCATAATATGATCCACCACCAGCGCCACCGCCAGCAACCATCAAGACATTGGCAGTTTTTGCAAAACCTGCACTAACTCTAAAATAACCAGGTTCAGTAAATACGTGATACTTTTCTATTGATGTTCCATCATCAGCAGAGTGATAAAGAATTTTTCCTCCTGTTGCATCTGCAGAAAAAACAGGATCTAAAGTTTCTCCAATGTCTGAAGTTGCTTTATAATCAATCTGTTCAAACTTATTTTTACCTTGAGTGGATTTAATACCCATCAGTTAGTCTCCTCAATATCTCCAAGAACCATAATATTTGCAGTAGATGCAATTCCAACCGTTGCAGTCAAAGTATCATTGGTTGAGAATACCAATGGATAATTCAGTTCAAACAACTGAGTTTCTTTAGCAGCAACTGTTTGCGAATAGAACTGTTTTGCTTCGGATGGAGAAGCAGATGCTGGAGTAGTGTTCTGTTCATAGTAAAGAGATACTGTGGAAGCAAAACTTGTTGGGTTATGGATCATAACACTCTTCACATAACAAGTTTTAGCCACACCAAGAGGAGTGCTGCTTACATTACCAGTAATAATTCCAACGCCACTACCTGCACCAGTAATTGAAATGATGCTATGTAATCTAGTCTTCTTGAGCGCCATGATTTCTTAGTTTTTAGTTATTTATTACATACCAAACATTCCTAGGTCAAACTCAGAGATGTTTAACCCGTAAATACCTGCACCATCTCCAACAAATTGAGATGCTGTGATAATTCCTGTAGTATTAACATTTTGACTGATTGCTGAACCAGTGTCGCCAACAATGATGTCACCAGACTTTGTTGGTAGAACTGCTGTTGCATTTCCAGAATATTCTGCGTGTGCTGCAGCTTGAATTCTTGTATAGTGTGCATTTGATACTTCGCAGTAGTAATCAATACGTCCTGGAGTTCCATCATCGCTTCTAACTTCGACCAAGTTAGTTGTAGTGGTTACTCCACTAATTCTTGCAGCATTAATAGTCCCGACACCTGTCAAAGACATATTGGCAACTGTTGCAAGACCAGTTACATTGATATAAGTAAAATCATTTGGTAAGTTTGCAATAGCACTTTCGATGGTTGCTGTGGTTGTAGCATCAAGAGTTCCAACTCCACTAAGAGTCGAAATGTTTGCAGTTGCTGTTGTTAAAATACCGCTGAGATTAATATTAGAAACTTCGATATTAGTGGCACCAATATTACCATTAACATCCAACTTATGTGCCGGAATTGCACTACCAATACCAACATTTGGATATACTAAACTTAGTATGCTAGTAGTTCCAGTTCCAACACTAAGGTTGGTTCCGTCGCCTAAGGCAGCATATAGTTCATCAAAATTAGTATTTACTTTAGTGCCGCCCAAGCGAAGAGTATCACCTGTGCCGTCATTAGGACTAGAACCTGTATTTATTCCTAATTTTGCCATTGGTACGTTAAACCTTTTCTATTATTTAGATTTTAAACATTATAATCTTTGTTTTTCAAAGGAATTTGTCTCCTAACATAAGCAGAAGTAGAAATTCCTGTAACACCATTCTGGTTATAGAATGGAAACTCTGAGGTGGAAGTTCTCGCAGTACAATCAATCTTACCCCAACTGTATAGTCCATAATAATTTCTAAAGAGGAAATTATCAAATGTGGTAGTTGTGGAGTCAAATGACAATACAGTGTCATCAAATGATTTGGTTACAAATGCAAATCCTTCATACGAAACGACACCAACTGTCACTTTTCTCAAGAATACATTACCAACACCAGAGACTAATTCTTGAACAGTTTCGGCCTTGAGAACCTTATAAACATTATCAAGAGCAGTAGTTCCTACACCAACTGTTGCACCATTTTCATCGATTGATGTTGAGGCAGATCCAACATTTGCATTTCTGAGTACGAAGTAATCATTGGTGGAAATTCCGCTAATTGTAATTGCAGTTCCGACAAGTGTTGTATCCCTAAGAGCAGAATTATCTGGAATGTAAAATTCAAATTCTAATGCAGTTGTTGTTCCAACAATTGATGTAGTGCCAACACCAACGATCAATCCAAAATCACCAGAATAGTTGACACCTGACTTAATTCTTTCAGAAAGAGATGAAGGTGGTTCAATTAAAACTACAGGAGGATTAGTTGATGCATATCCAACTGCAGTTGATCCAGTTAATGAAATTGATGCAACAGAACCGCTGGCAATAGAAGCACTTAGAGATTGTCTTTGTGTAGTTCCTAGACCAACTGGGTTTCCAATTGTCACTACTGGTGACGTTGTATAACCAACTCCACCATCAGAAATAGCAATTGACGTGATAGTTCCTGCAGCAGAAACTACTGCTGTTGCTGCAGCTGCTACTCTTGCGTCTTGTGAGACAAGAAGGATATCTTCTTGGAATGCAAGAGAAATACTACTTTCATTTTGTTGATTAAACAGCGGAAGAACACTCTCAACGTAGATTGTAGTAGAACCAACTCCGACAGTCTGGATTACATTAGTGACTGGATAGATATTTGCTTTGTATTGATCACGATCTTTAGCAACTCTCTGGCCATCAATTATAACGTCTGCAGTTTGTCTACACCAAGTAACTGGTCTCTCTAAGTTAATATCGTCAACATTTCCTGGACCATAATATGCATTTGTAGAAACGACATCAGTAGACTCAATTTCATAAACAAGTCTTGAATCTTCTTCCAAGAACTTGTTCTGACCAAGAGACGCATCGTAATTGATTTTTAAAGTGTCTCCTTTCTTGACTGTTTCCAGAACATCGATAGACTCAACGTCAACCGAACCATTTCCTCTATAGAAGACTATATCAATCTTGTCTCCAAATTTTGGAGCTTCTGGGAAGATAATTGTGCTTCCTCCGTTGAAGACGTATCCGTCTCCTGGAATTTGAAGAATATTGTTTACAAATACTAATAATACATCTTGAATAACAATACTAGATCCTTTAGCAGCAATAATGGAAGTAAGTGTTCCTCCAATTTTGATTTGGAAATCAGTTTTTTGTCCATCAAATTGATCATCAAATTTATCAACTGGTTGGAGTTGTCCAACCGACCATCCAGCAAACTTGTCAGTATATGTTTTTTCGATTAAAATTGTAAATCTTTCAAAATCACCTCCAACAGTTGCATCTGTAGGAATACCTGTAACTCCTCCAGTAGGAACTGTAAGTGATTGATTATTTCCATATCCAAAACCAGTATTTGAAATTTCAAAATCAATCATATCAGAACCAAATCCGACATTTAGATTAATCTTAGCTTGAGTTCCTAATCCAGTAGAAGGTTCTACCAAACCATCAGTTTGATAGATCAGAGGAATATTTGTATATGATAATGGATCGTCAATAATAACATCTGGGAGGTTGGATGTCGTATATCCACTACCGACCGAAGTTATATGAACAGTTTCCAACAGATGTCCAGCACTAATTGTGGCAACACCAATATGAGTTACTGTTTGAATACCAACAGCACTGTTTGCAACACCAACATTAACAATACCAAGCGTAGGGGAAAGAATATTGACTGCAACTGTTGTTCCAGCAGCGATTTCAAATGGGGATGTGCTACCAATTCCAATGTTAACTGATGTTGTTCCTACAGAGATGATATTGGTTGATTTAATATATGTTCCAACACCAATTGTGCAAGTGCTTCCAGCACTTAAGAAATCAAGGTATTTGAATACGCTATTTTCATTGACAAGGGTCATTATTGTAGAACCAATGCCCACGGTTGTGGCAATACTTGTAAGAACCTGATAGTTTTCAGAAGCTCTATATCCAGAACCTGTACTTCCGATAGTTACTGTAGAAATAGTTCCAGCAATGGAAACAGTTGCAGTACCGCCTGCAGATACAAGAGGTTGATAACCAAATCCAGAGGAAGAACCAACAGAAACGATAACTCCACCAATTGGAAGATTTGATGAATTTGCGTCATAAGTAATTGTCTGACCATCATCCCCAAAAATAGCAGAGGTAATTCCAGAAGTTTCTGATAAGGTATAATCCCTAGCAAGCCCTGGAATTTGGAATATATCATTAACTAGAATGATTGCATTGTCATTTTCATATCCATCAGTATCAGAACCATTTGATTTGAGTGTAAATGTATTCTCAGTCCCATTAAATTGAGAAGATACATCATTGAAAATATAATTTTTAGCATAACTATCAACTGAAGATCCAGGAG